ACAAATCTTTCATCCTTAGATCATCGTAAGGGTGAGACTGTAAGAGGTAATATAGGAAGAGTAAAGAAGCATCCTAAAAATGGTGACTCAAATCAATGGATGAATATAGATGATATGATTAGAGACGTTTCAAAATTGACAGGGATGACAAGATTATTCTATAATGATCATTGGAAAGATATAAGAAATGTGAGAGAATTTAGGGAGGCAAAAACATGATAACAATTTACACATGTATCACTAATGGTTATGATGAGATACCCGATGAGCATTACTATGATCCAGACATAAAGTATGTCTGCTTCACTGATGGTAGCATAAAACATAAAGGACCTTGGGAGTTTAGAGACATTCCATTTGAGCATGATTGTCCTAGAAGATTATCTGCTTACCCTAAGATAAATCCTCACAAGATATTTCCAATAGGGTCAAAAGTTGCATGGATAGATGGATGTTATATCATGACTAAGAAATACGCTGAAGAAACTAAAAAAATTCTCAATGAAAATAAGTTTACAATCATGAGACACTGTGAACGTTTTACTTTTTATGATGAGATACTAGAAGGATTTCTTGGTAACATGAATTCATGGGATGATCAAGTCACTATAACAAGACTTATGAAAGAAAATGGTTATAATTTTAGAAATTATTGTAGTCCTGTGCTTGGAAGTTTCTGGAGAATAATCACAGAAGACATTTTTGAATTTCATGATTTGTGGTGGATGTTTTCTTTGATCGGTCCTAATAGAGATCAATTATCTTTTGACCTTGCAAGACAGATGACTGATCTCAATCTTCATATTATAGAAGATGGTTGGTTAGGTAAAGATCCTCGTGATGGTAAAACCACAAAGAGTCACATACCAGGATCTGTCGGTGTTCTCTTTGGATCAAAAGGTAAACAATACAGAAGAAAGTTACATCCTCAGAACGGTAATTTTAATTCAAGTATGACACTGGATGATATATGTGATAAAGGAAAGGAATTAATAAATCATTTGTATCAATTTACTCATTTACATCCTAAGTTGTACACAAGGTATGATCATTTAGGTTGGATCAATTTCAATGTTATTGATCCCTCTCTACCTAATACTTGACAAGAGTGTAAATTTTTGTTACTATAAATAGATCGGAGTGACTTTTATTTTCACTCGGCTCCCCGTAAACCAAGACCTATAGGGAGAATAAATTACGTCTTTTTCTTACCCCCCTCATATACCCGCATTCTTAAATGACAACTATTACACGTCAACGTGGTGGTTTGCTTTCAGGATGGGACGAGTTTTGTGGTTGGGTAACCTCAACTAACAACCGCATCTACGTAGGTTGGTTTGGTGTTCTAATGATCCCTTGCCTACTTGCTGCTGCTGCTTGTTTCATCGTAGCATTCATCGCTGCACCTCCTGTCGATATCGACGGAATCAGAGAACCTGTCGCAGGTTCATTCTTATATGGTAACAACATCATCTCTGGTGCTGTAGTACCATCCTCCAACGCAATTGGATTACACTTCTACCCCATGTGGGAAGCAGCTACTGTAGATGAGTGGCTCTACAATGGTGGTCCTTACCAGTTGGTAATCTTCCACTTCCTCATTGGTATCTCTGCATACATGGGAAGACAGTGGGAACTCTCCTACCGTTTAGGTATGAGACCATGGATCTGTGTAGCATACTCAGCTCCTGTATCTGCTGCCTTTGCTGTATTCTTAGTGTATCCATTCGGTCAGGGTTCATTCTCTGATGGTATGCCTCTAGGTATCTCAGGAACATTCAACTTCATGTTCGTATTCCAAGCAGAACACAACATCTTGATGCACCCATTTCATATGGCAGGTGTAGCAGGTATGTTCGGTGGAGCATTATTCTCTGCTATGCATGGTTCACTCGTAACTTCATCTTTGATTAGAGAGACTTCTGGTCTTACTTCTCAGAACTATGGTTACAAGTTTGGACAAGAGGAAGAAACATATAACATCGTTGCTGCACACGGATACTTTGGTAGACTTATCTTCCAGTATGCATCGTTCAACAACTCAAGAAGTTTACACTTCTTCCTTGCTGTATTCCCAGTAGTCTGCGTTTGGTTGACTTCAATGGGTATCTGCACAATGGCATTCAACCTAAACGGTTTCAACTTCAACCAGTCTGTTGTAGACAGCAGTGGTAAAATTGTACCAACATGGGCAGATGTCTTGAACAGAGCAAACTTAGGTATGGAAGTAATGCATGAAAGAAATGCACACAACTTCCCACTTGACCTTGCATGTGCTGAGTCAACAACAGTTGCACTATCTGCACCTTCAATCGGTTGATATATACCACACATATGATATAATAAGGGGGTCTTACGACCCCTTTTTTTATGAAACTCAAGGAAACTGAAACATACGAAGAACTTTTAGAGAGATTTACAAAGAGATTGAAACAGGTAGATCCAAAGGATAAAGAGAGAGTGTCATATCTCAAAGGTTGTATAGATACTATTACGTATTTGATGACTGGGAGATTACCCAGAGATGGTAATCATGACGGTATGAAAGATCATAAACCAGTCAGACATGGCAACCTTGATTCATTAGATTAATGCATTCTGTTCATCAACATTGGGATCCACTCAAAGTTTGTGCTGTAGGTAGATCATTTCCTCCAGAATTTTATAGTAGAATAAAAAATTCTAAAGTTCGTAATGCAATGGAAAGAGTTGCTATAGAGACTGAGGAGGATTATCAAAAGATTATATCTAAATTAGAGGAATTCAATGTAGAAATTGTAAGAACTGATATCTCTGAAAATGTTGAGGATTATTGTAATGATGAGGGTGTGGTTACTGCACCACCTCCAATGTGCCCAAGAGATTTTACTGCCATGGTTGGCAATAAATTTTACATGCCTGGTGGCAATTACGCTAAGAACTTTGACGTAAATGAAATAGTCGATAAATTACTTTTTAAGATAGCACAGAAAAAATTTACTAATATAAGTGACCCTCTCGTGTGTAATCTTGCACAGAAAATTGAAGATATATTAGAACCTCATCATGGATTGTCACCGAAATCTTCCTTACTAAAATTTCAATCAAGAGTGACCGACAAGTATAAAACATTTTTTTACAAGGGACAGACGTATCCTTTCTGGCAACTAAAACATATAGTAGATTTTACTGAATTAAAAGAACTGATTATACAGGCAAAGTGTCAAACAATTTATTCTAATATAAAGTTTCCAAATAATAGTGATTTTTATGCTTTCAAATCTATCGAAGAGTGGTTGAATAAAAACAATGTTCCTATAGTTTATGATGAGTATATTAATTCTGCAACCATGACCAGAGTGGGAAAGGATTTATATTTTGGAAATGTGAATATCATTGATGGATTGGATCAAGATAACTTAAAAATAAAATGGCAAAAATTATTTCCTGATTATAGATTGCACACTTGCAATGGCATCGGTGGTCATGTTGATGGTCATTTCTGCCCTGTAGTACCTGGTCTTATATTATCACTCAGGGATCCAAAAGAATTTAAAGAAACATTTCCAGATTGGGAAATTGTTTCTATGCCAGATGAGGGTTGGAAAAAAGTAAAAGGTTTTACTAAGATGAAGAAAAAAGTGCAAGGGAGATGGTGGATTGCAGGTGAAGAGGACAATGATGATCTCATAGATTACATTGATACATGGTTGCATGACTGGGTATCATATGTTGAAGAAACTGTTTTTGATGTGAACATGTTGATCATTGATCAAAAGAATGTTATCGTCAATGGATATAATAAAACTGTCATGGATGCCTTTGAGAGATATGGTATCACTCCACACATTATTAATTTCAGACACAGATATTTCTGGGATGGTGGATTGCATTGTAATACCAGTGACATTAGCAGAGTCGGAGAAAGAAAAGATTATTTTCCAGACAGATGTACAGAGTAGTTTTTATAGGTAAGGTCAAGAACCTTACATCTGAATATGAAAAATATAATGATGATCTCTATGCAAGTGCAAAAACACTTGATGGTTTTATAGGTATTGATAGTGAGGTAATTGACAGCGTAGAGATTACAATAAGTAAATGGAAAAGTAAAGATGATGTTATGTCATGGGCGACTGATCCCCTCCATTTAGAGGCAAAGAAAAGAGTAAAGGATTGGTATGAATGGTATAAGTCTTATCATCTAGACTAGGCATTTCTTTTTGTGAAGAAAGAGTGTTTATGTTATAATATCAAAATAAATATTACTGAACACATGGAGGTGTGTATGCAGCATAACGTGGTTAGTTACAATCAACTGGCAGGCTCATACGAAGATCGACAGGATCAAAAATTGACCGAATACTATGAGTGTCTGATTGAAAGTGGCGATGACCAACATAGTAAACGAATATGTAGCGAGGTTTATCTCATGTAATAAATGACCGTCTCACCAACGGTCTTTTTTTATGGGTATATATACTTATAATAGTAATCTCCCGAATCCATGAACGATAAACAAGCAGCAAAACAAATTATTAAACGTCGAAAGCAAAATAAAAATCTCTACACTGCAGAAGACGTAAAATATGCTAAGATGATAAGGAAACGTATAAGACAAAATGAAACCAAGGCAAAAGAAGAGTAGAACGTACTACTACTTCTGGGGTCTAGCAACGATTGCAGTGATCTCAGGACAGTTTTATGTTGGTTCAGGGTATCGTAGGATGTCTGAATCAATGGACGCTATTTCTGCAGACATCAACCTGCTTGTTGAGGTTCTTATGGAACCCTCACCCCGAACGATGCCTGTCAATCCAGGAACAGGTCGTATGCCAATCATACAATGAATATTTGGACAGAGAAATTTGTCCTCCCTCAACACACCATAGAGGAATTGAAAGAAAAATATTCTTCTGATTTTTTTCTTACAGTCAAAGATGATGGAAGAGGTGCTCATTACACTGGGTATCACAGAAATCCTAACAATGGAGAGGACGTAGATACTTCCAAAGGAAAGTTTGTTGATAAACAATTGCTTTCAATATATGTGCCTAAACTAAAAGAAATTTTGGGTAAGTTTGGATTGCAGGGATTGTTCTCATATAATAGTATTTGGGGACAATATTACAAAAAAGAAATGAATGCGGTCATCACACCACATCATCATTTCAGACAAACTAAACAAATGTTATCATGGATACACTTCTTAGATGTCCCTGATCAAAAGTGTTTTTACTTTGTAGTGGGTGATGAGAAGATTTATCCAGACACACAGGAAAGATTTGATTTGATGTTTTACCCATCATTCGCAGTTCATGGTGTGGATAAATTAATATATGCCGATGACCGATTGGTCGTTGTAGGTAATATTACCAAACTATTATGAAAGCAGTCCTCTATTCAAAAGATCAATGCCAATGGTGTGATCGAACTAAACAACTTTTTGCTAGTGTAGGGATAGACTACACAGAATACAAATATGGAATAGACTTTGACAAGAAAAACTTTTATGCTGAATTTGGAGAGGGTGCAACCTTTCCACAAGTACAAATTGATTCAAAACACATAGGTGGATGCAAAGACACACTACATTTTCTGCAAACCAAGAAACTGATTTAGGTTCCATCAATAAGGGTGCAGAATTATTGATGAGAAGGAAAGCACCTTCTCAAAACTTACATAAATTAAAGAAAAGGAGAACTATGGAACAGGCAATCATCGTCCTATCAGTCATGGTAGGTGTCTTGACATTAGGTTTTGGTGTTATAATGGGTTACCTTGTTCGCTCCTATATACAAGACACAACTCCCCAATACTCACATCCAGAGATGTTTGATGAGAATGGGAATCCAATACCCGATGAAATTATCGCATTTAGATTTGAGGGTAATCAACCACAAGATGAAGACTAATTATGGCTAAACTACCAAACAACCCTTTGGTTTCTGAATTATTCAAAGCAGTTCATGGAAAAAAAACTGCTCCACAAAAAGTTGCTCTACTCAAAGAGTACAAACGTGATGATGTCAAGGCACTATTGATTTGGAACTTTGACAAAGCGATTGAAAGTGCTGTGCCAGAGGGTGATGTACCCTACAAGAAAAACGAATCACCTGCAGGTACAGCAGGGCACACTAGACTTGTGCATGAGTGGAGATCACTTTATAATTTTGTAAAGGGTGGAAATGATCGACTATCTAATATGAAAAGAGAGAACATGTTGATCCAAATGCTTGAAGGTTTACATCAAGATGAGGCAGATATAATATGTCTTGTAAAGGATAAAGAATTGCAAAGCAAATATAAAATCACAAGATCTGTGGTAGAACAAGCATATCCAGAGATAGTATGGAAAGATAGATAAATAATCAAAAAGAGTTTGATGAAGACATACAAAGAGTTTATGCAAGAGAGTAGCATGTCACGCTTGAAAGCGAAAGCAGACAAGGGTGGCACTGCAATCATGACTACATCAAGAAAAGATAAATCAAGGAAGCAAAAGAGTATAGATCAAAAGAAACTAGACAGAACCATCCGTGGTAAGTTTGGAAAGGGAGCAACTAAAGTGACTGGAAAGTATAATGAAAAGGATGAGAAGACAGGTAAGGAGACAAGAGTTAAGGAGAGAAGTCATTTTATATCCTCTGGAAAGATGGGTAAAAGAAAATTCAAGAAAGCAGTCAAGTCTTTAGGTAGAAAATATGGTCAGGACTCTGTAATAACACAACAAAAAGGATCAAAAAGTGCTACACTAAAGAGAACCAGAAAAGGTGGAATGTCTACCAAGAATATGAAACTTGGGAAGATGAGACCTGGTCGTTCTGGTGAAAACGAAACCCAGATCAAAGGAAAGACTTTTACTTATGAAGAAACCATATGACGACTCCAATTGGAGAGAAGAGTACAAAAGTTACACCAACAACAAACGCTACCTCGAACTACTAGAGAACGGACCTAAAAGTTTATCTCAGTCTTGGTTGTTAGGTGCATTGTATAGTGAGTGGAAAAAGATAAAAGGATATAATAAATTAGATCCAAAAGAAAATGAAGGACAATTGCAATCATCCTTCAAAGATTTTGAAAAAAGTATCAACGAATACAAAAGTAGTTGACTATATAGTGTGCGTATGCTAACATACGTTTACGTTCATCCAATGCATTCATTAGCACTG